ACTCGTCATCGCCAACCTCTCCGGCTGCGACCTTTTCGACCGCTCGTGCCGTGTAGTTGCGCTGCTTCCATTCGGGAAGGATGGCAAGGATGCGGCGGTTTGCCTCTGCCTTTGTCTCGGCGATCTTAATGTCTGCATGACCGAAGAACGGTACGTGAGCGTCAAGCACCGCCTGTACTTCTGCCCTGCGGCTTTCGTCAACGTCAATGGTAAAGGCACGTGGATGCCCCTTTTCAACCCTGCCGTCCACTACGCGGCGTGTGGACATTCCGAACGCAATGGGAAGCCCAGCGGCTTGAAGTTCAGCCGATAGCGTGTCCCCGAATTGCTTGTCCGTTTCAATATATAGCATTTGGATGCTCTGTTTTTTATCAGGTGAACTCAAGGATGCAAGCCCCGATATAGGACGTGGCGCTCCCGCTTATCCACTTGAGCGTTATTTCGATCAAGTCACCCGCAGCCACGGTGGGTATTGCCGATGATACGTCCCAGAGCATATATCTGTAGGCACTTGCCGGTGTATACCACGAGGACGATGTTACCGAGCCAAACGACCCGCCCGACGTATAGGTCTCATCGTAGCCCTTCGCGGAAACAACAACGGTATGCTCGTTTTCCGTCGTGTTGTTGGATGCGATCATTATATAGATGGCATCCAGCGATGTGAGGTCAGACGGCAGAACAAAGGCGGCTCCACACGTTCCTGAGGTGCTGCTGCTGTTTCTTGTGTTGACAAAATGGAAGGATGTATTTGTTTGTTGCACGTACGAATATCCGATGTCACCACCGGAGGGGAGCATACGCGCAGACATGGCTCGAACGCCTCCGCCTCCGCCACCACCTGCTGTTTGTACCCACACCGCCGCCGCCGCCGTGTTATCGACGCATACATACTCTGTATCGTTGGTCGTGTCGATCCACCGTGAGCCGACCACGTAGCCATCGCCGGAATCGTCACCCGTAGTAGGCGCGGCAGAAGCGGAGAAGTTAGATTTTAGGTTGCTCGTGCTGCCACCCGCAATGCGGATGAGGCCATCGTAAGCGGAAACGTCTGCCTCCAAGCCGCCGCGCTCGTGCGTTACGGTAGAAAGTGCCGAGGTCGCGCCGCCGCTGATCTGAACGATTCCATCGTAAGCAGAAACGTCTGCCTCCAAGCCACCCTTTTCGTGCGTTATTGTCGGAAGGTTGGCGGTAGATACCGTCCCGGTGATCTTCGCCGCAGGTACTTCCGCGCCGGACCCCTTCAGGAGGTTGGCAATCTGGACGCCCTCGTCGTTCGTGCCGTCCGTGATATACAGACGGTCCGTTCCATCGGGAGCCGTGTTTTCAGAAAGATCGAATATCGTTGCCATTGTTATCCTTTAATTCTTGTTAGCATGGCGCGTCCAAATATATTCCAGTTGTCAACGTCTGCGTCCGTCTGTTTTCCAAGTCGGATCAGGACATCACCAGAGTCGGTGTCACCGATGAGGACGAGATAATACCGAACCACGAAGTCCCAGTCTGGTATTGCGGCGGTTGTGAATGTGATCTGCGTATCGGTAATTCCTGTATATGCGTTCCCGTCTATCCTTCCGATTTGCGTACCGAGTTGCGCGGGACCGACAACGTAGGCGTAGGCGATTACTCCCGCCGGTACGGTGATGGCGTAGGAAATATCATCAGAAGCAGATCCACCGTTATTAGCCCGCCGAATCTCGATGTTTACCTCACCCGCCCAGACCGTTCCCTGATCTACGGGAAGCGTGGCAAAGGTCTGATACCCGGTGGTCGTTAAGGCAATCCCCGAATCAGAGCCGGACCAGACAAGGTTCGTCGAGTCGTTGACAACATCACCAGACCCTGACAGCGGATCGGCTTGTCCACGATCAATCGCGGAAATCATCGCAGCCCATCCAGCGACCGTTGCCGTGTCATCCGTCTGTGGAAATACCGTGGTTGCCATTAGCCCAAAATCCTCCGAGCCATCATGACGCTGTTTTGATTCACAACGCTGTTACCCGCGTATGCACTATTCTGTGCCCATTGTAGGGCGAGCGTCCCGCCCGTGGTAACGAATACATAGGCGTCCATGACAACCGGGGAATCCGTTACGGCATTGTTGTAATTCAACACGCCGTCCGTGGACGATTTGTAGCTACCGGCACCGCTGTAGTCGAACTCAGCAAAGATGCCGACCGTGGTCAGCGAACCGCCCGAGATGGCAAACTGAAACTTGAAGTCTGCCGATGCAGACGGGTTGTCGAGCAAGAGCATAAGGCGAATGTGCCATTGGTCCCCGTCCGATACCGGAAACTGGAAGTGGTCATCGTCTTGATAGGTCGAGGAGTTGTTGACCGTTTCATCCGATGGCTTCACGATCAAGACGTTCTGTGCGTTCTTGATGTCGTACTTATGGCTTACGCTGGTAACGCCGGAGCCATCCGTTACCGCCGTGCCAAGAAGCAGTTCAGAGCCGGGGTTAGTCCCGGTCGTGTTGCTCGACAGCGTGCCATCCTCGTTAAGCCAGATGTAGTTCGTCTGCGATGCCGTGACCGATACAGCCTGCGTTGCATCCGATACGATGTGGTAGCCATTGACAACGCACGTTCCTGCCGCCACATTTGCGTTGAGACCCGTCCCGGCAGAAAGGGTATACCCAGACACCCGGTAACGTTCAGCGACCGACAGGGACTGATTCTGTGCGGACCACGCAGCCTCGGTGATCTGATCTCCTGATTCGGGAAAGATGGTCGTGCTCATGCGTCAGCGAAGGTCAGGGTCCATGTGATATTGATGCTCTTGGTGGCATCCTTTGCTATCGTAGACGAGAGAACGGAACGACAAAACATCGTGCCGCCAGATGCTTGGTCGAACATACCGACCTCAGCAATCGTGTTGCCGTTAGCCTCGCTCTTGCCAAAGAACGCCTTGAACGTGGCAACTGCTCCCGTTGCAAAGTCCGTGACAATCGCGTTGCGGTCTACCTCTGCGCCGAGTGCGGTGTCGGTTGTAGCCGCTGCCGTGGCATCCGTACCGATGGCGATGTGAGATGGAAAGGCGGACGAGTCCTGCGCGATGATAGCAGCAATACGAGCAACGCCGTTATTTACAACAACGTTGTCCTGCTCCAACACAGTTGTACCATCGTCCGTTATGACCTCGACGGTCACGCGTCCTTTAGGTCGTATGTTATCCGACATGGAATCCATCTATGTAAGTGTCTGCTCCGTTGACGGTGTATGCTCCTGTGTATAGCGTGGTACTGACGGCATCGTTTGCGGTTGCGTTGTCCTTCTCGCTGTTTAACAACCGAAGTACCTCATTGTCCCGCACGACAAACTTGCGGTCCTGCCGGGTCTTTTGCTTCCAATAAGACCATCCGGCAACAGTCTGGGTTGCGGCGGCTGTAACGTCAAAGGATAGTTGCCCGTCATGGCGAAGCGATGCCCCGATCTTTTCAATCAGGAAGTTTGCTTGTATGCCATGCTCGGGCAGATCTATATACTGCGCTTGTCCGGCTTCAAGATTGACCTGATCTGTCGAATATCGGCAGGTAATACGCGGCTGCGAATACTGAGCCAGAATCGACTGTGCCTTTAATTCGGCGGCATCCGCATTGTCTACGTCTAAAGCATCGACAACGGACTGGTAGATTGCATAAGATGAGGATTCAATAGCGGTTCTTGATACCACCTCATCATCGTTAGTTGCAGACACAATGATAGGGTACTGTGCCTTATAAGTGATCTTGATTTTATCGGTAGCCGAAAGAACGGTCTCATCAGCGTCTTGGATAACGAAGTTGCCGCCTGTGTTATAGTACCATTGAGCCGGACTACCAATGCCGTCAATGCCAACCGTTTGGGTTGTATAGCCAGAGCCAGTATCGACCTCGACCGTTGGCGGTTCTCCTATGTATGACCCCACAACAAAGGCTCTTTTGTTGCCATCGCCAAGTTGCACTTCTACCGTGTTCTCGGTGTTGACGGTCGTTCCTGCCCTGACGAACACTTGGTTACGGTAGGAGCCTCGAACCGTCGAGAATTGTATCTGCTTATACGGTCTATTTGATGAGGTTATGGCAAAAGGCGCGGCGAGTGCATCAACAGATCGGAAGTTGAGTTTTTTATCCTTGTCGATATTCCAGAAGAAGCCGCTGATCTCTGCCAATTCATCAAAGGCGAGTTCGTGCGTAACATAGTTCCACGGCATATAATTAACAAAAGCGCCATCGTCTATATCTCCTTCCGTCACGCCATAAGAAGCCAATCCGAGTGGACCT